GCACGATATCGCGCAGCGCATCTCGGGAACGCCGTACCGCTCCATCCCCTCGACGGCGTAGCGGCGGGCGAGGATGTTCAGCGTCACGTCCGCCTTCGTCGGGTCCTTGCCCCAGGGCGATCCGCCACCGATGCGGCTGTTCCCGCCGTAGAAGTCCACGACGAGCTTGCGCCCCGTCGTGCCGCAGTCGCCGACGGACCCGTGCGTCACGTAGCGGCCAGTCCCGTTTACCACGATGCGGCATCCGGGGCCGAGCAGCGACTCCGCCGCGACGCGGACGTCGTGGTCGTCCTCTCCCGGAGCGAGGGGGATTGCGATGAAGCACTCGACTGGCTTCCCGTCCTCGAGCGTCACCAGCGTCTTCACGTCCAGCCCGCCGAGCCGACCCGCTATGTCCTGTCCCAGCTTCCTTGCAAGGTGGTAGTCCTTCGGCATGTCGCCCATCTTCGGCTCGTCCACCGCAAGCCCCCAGAAGATGCCGACATCGCCCCAAGCGTCGCGATCCACGCCTTGTGCGATGTCGCCGGACTGGTGCGAGATGTGCGTTACGACCTCCAGTTCCCCGGAGCATATGACGTTCGCATCGCCGTATTTTGCCTGGTACTCCGCCGTGTAGCCGATATTGTCGACCGCCTCACGCGCGAAGTCCGCGATGTCCTCTTCGTCGAACGGAGCGTTCGATGTCACTTCCCCCGAAATCGTGCAGAACTCGTCCTTCAACTGCACCTCGATTGCCACCCTCGACTTGGGGTCTTCCGCGAGGTATTTGTCGAGGATGTACGACGCGATGAAGTCGCACGTCCTGTCGGGATGCCCGACGGTGCAGTATTCCGACGACTGGATTGCCTTTGGTCTCATGATGGATCTCTCCTGTTGGCTTGCCCGAAAAAGCGGGCGGATGTTGAACTGCTCTCGATAGTAGTTTAGGATCGTGTGCGAGAGCGACACGCGATCTATATTGCCAGATAGCGTGGACGACTCCTGTCTGACCGTCTTGTCGCGAAATACGGCGAAACATGGCGGATTTTCGCCCAATATCACCGCATTGCGCCGATATTGAAGTGTGTTTCCATACTGGATTAAGACGTGTTGGAGAGTACAACACGCACGTCAACACGCACTATATACCCCACGGAAGCACACATTTTCGGCTCTACAGCCGCTCGCAGATGTCCACGATATGGCGGCAGAGTTCGACAGGCAGTCTCGCACGCTCCCTCTTCCCCTTGATTCCCTGCGTCCCCGTCCTGGAGCCGCGAGGAGCGGCGTCGTGGCAGGGAGCGCCGCGTTTGCATGGCGGCCTGAACTGCGGGTCGGGGTGGTTCGTGAAGATGTCCGTCGGCTTCTGGCGACGCTCACCGTACTGGCAGTAGGTAACCGTGTGCCGTTTGCCGCCGGTATCGCGCATCAACTGCTCGATGAACGGCATCTTCCGCAGCATCCCGACGGGGTTCTCGATGAACCAAGCCTTGGGCTTCAGTTCGCGGATAAGGTCGCAGACGTGTGTGTTCGTCTTGTCGCAGTTCTCCGCATAGAGCGACTTCGGCTTAGTTCCGTCGCGGTGCTTGGAGATGCACATGACCGAATAGGTCGTGCAGTCGGGCGACGCCCAGATGACATCGGGATGCCCGAACCGCTTGATTATCTCCTTCGCGCCGAGATACGAGATGTCGCGGAAGATGTCCGGCTTGCCGCTCCAGTCCACCGTGAGCGTCCTGTGGCCGCGCTCCCTGAACGCGGCCGACAGGACGCCCGTCCCCGAGAATAGCTCAAGCACTTTCATCGCCCGGCGCTCCCTCGCTTTGTGTGCTTCCGGCGGCATCCGGCGCCGGCGTGGAAGATTCCTCGTCAGATTCTGACGCTAGCGGCGTCAGTTTCTGCCAGTCGCAGCCCTCGCCGTGTACGAACTCCGCCCACCTGCGGCGGATGACGTCGCAGTACTTCGGATCGAGCTCGACGCACCTGCACACACGCCCCGTGCGTTCGCAGGCGATCAGGGTCGAGCCGCTGCCGCCGAACGTGTCGAGGACGACATCGCCATTCTTCGACGAGTTGCCAATCAGGTAGCAGAGCATCTCCACTGGCTTCATCGTGTTGTGTGTCATGCCGTTTGCCGTTTGGAACGTGTGCGACCCCTCGACAGAGAGGTTTACGACCTCGCCGCTGTAGGGAATCGCTGACACCGTCTTCACTCGTCGTAGCCAGTACTTCACGCCTTCGTGTTCCAGCGGTCTCAAATCGAAAGAGCGTTCGTTCTCTGAATGGAAATCCGTGGAGTAGAACGGAAGCGTTTTCTTGAACTTCCTATCGTCAATCTGTCCTCCGGGTGCATCTCTATAGTAGAGCGATGCCTTGTATCCAATCGACTCGGCTAAGAAGCGCATTTGTGTGGCCAGGGGTTTTGACACGCTTTTGGCGTGCCTGTGGCCTCTAGTGGAAATCGTGCATCCATCCCCGGCCATGTAGCCCTCGAAGAAGGCGCTGCGCAACGCTTCCGTCCAGCGAAACACGTCGGACGATATGCATTTTCTGTCGGCGTGCATACCGCACAATCTGACGCATGCTTCTCCCTTGTCGGCGTTGAACACGGCAACCGTTATCCCCCTGCTCTCGCCGTTCTGGTATGTCGACACCTTTGCAGACGGTTCCCATGAAAGAAGCTTCTCGCGGAGTTCCGGCTTGTCCCCGTCTATTGCAAACAAAGGGTACAATCCGTCGCCGTGTCCCGAACGCAGGATGCTCCCCTGTGCAAGCCAAAGCCCGTAGCACCATGCGTCAAGCTCCGACACAGGTGTTTCAGTTCCAAAGGCGACTTGCGGGGTCATGAGATAGTCTCCTGGTATTACTTTCTCCGCCGGCACCCAGGCAATGTCGAATTCTCCATTTCTGCTCCTTTTTGCAACCAGATACGGGTGGTTGTGTGTCGCCTTGTCGATGATGTTCGTGCCTGCGACCTTGATTTCGAATATTCGTTCCGCATACGGATGACGCGACACGAGTTCCACCTCGTGGAATCGCCCGTCCGCCGACAGAACCTTCATCCCCCTGGTTATCTCACCTATGGGAACATATCCGTTCTCGGTCATGACCTCCGTTTCCGGCGCGAGGCATGGATGCACATCGTTCTTCTTCGGTTTGTTGAACTCCATCACCGTGGTCTGGGAGCGGTCCGAATACCAGTTGTGCGCAGCACCGTCCTTCCAGAGGTACAAACAAGGTTCGTGGACCCACTGGTAGTCCTGTCTGCCAAGAACAAGCGAGTTCTTCTTCCACACGAGGCACTGCCTGACCTTCAGCCCGACATCATGGCACGCTCCGCGAAAGTTGTAGCCTTCGCTGTCGGCATGGAAGATATAGGCCGAGGCTCCCGGCTTCATGCATTTCTCGGCAATCCCGAATGCGGAGCGCAGGAACTCGCGGAACTTCGTGTCCTCCATCGAGTCGTTCATTATCGTCATGCCGTTTGAGCCGTGGTAGTCAACACCATACGGCGGATCTGTCAGCCAGAGGTCGGCCTCGTTGTCCCTGCATACCTTGGCGACGTCGTTGGGCTTGGTAGAGTCGCCGCAGACGAGCAGATGCCGCCCCAGTTTGTACACCTCGCCGGGCGTTGAGACCGGCACATCCGGCGTCTCGGGAACGGCGTCCGGCTCGGTCTCGCCGTGCGTCCCCGCCTCGCCGCCGAGGAGGTCGTCGAGTTCGTCGTCTCCGAAGGCGAGGAGCGAGAGGTCGAACCCCGCCTCTTGCAGGGCGGAGAGTTCGACCTTGAGTTTCGCCTCGTCCCACTCGGCGATTTCGGCGATCTTGTTGTCGGCGATTCGCAGCGCCTGTTCCTGCTCCGGCGTGAGGTCGGTCGCGATGATGCAGGGCATCGTCTCCCAGCCGAGCCTCTTCACGGCGAGAAGCCGCGTGTGACCCTCGATGATGACCTTGTCCTTGTTCAGCACCGCCGGGTTGCGGAAACCGAACTCCGCAATCACCTTCGCGAGCTGCTCCACCGCGCCTTCGTTGACGCGGGGGTTGTTCTCGTAGGGAACGATCTCCGACACGGGGACGTTCACCACCTTGATTTTATTCGTTTCCATCTGTGTTCTCCTGTTCGTGGGTTTCGTCGTATTTCTGTATCCGCTGGCATATCCAGCGGGCGCAGTTCACAGCCCAACCGTTACCCAATGCCTTATATCGGGGCGTGTCGGGACACTCTTCCGCCGGCTTCCCGCGATGCGGAATCTTCGTGTATCCGTCGGGCAGCCCCTGGAGTCTTTCGCACTCCAGCGGGGTAAGACGGCGGACAATGTAGTCCACCGCCACGGCGGGCAGGTTGTCGCCCATGTCGGAGCGGAGCGTCGACGTCACCTCGTCGGAGAAGCGGTGCGACGCACCCTCGCGCTTGGCTATTCCTGGCTCGAAAGACACGGCGCACGGCCCTCGCGAAATCATCGTGGGCGAGCACTCCTCGCGGATGTCCGGCGCGAACTTCGCGTTGTCCGACTGGTTGTAGGCGGCTCGGTCGAGACCGATTGCCACGCCGCACTTGTGCCTTGCCGCCAGCGTTCCGCTCACCTCCGGCTTCGGGCTGTCGGCGTGAGAACCGACCTCGGCGTTGAAGCCAATCGCGACGCCGCATTGGTGGCTGACCGCCAGCGTCTCGGAGAGGTTCTCCTTCGGCTTGTCGTTCATCTTGCCCATCTGCGCGTCGAAGCCTATGCACACGGCATGGGGATCCGTCCCGTGCAGGGCGAGGATCGTGGGCGAGACGCCGCTCGTGTCCGTCCGCGCCCCGGACTTGCCCGCCGCCATGTCGAACACGCCGACGCACTCGGCAGCGACCGCGACCTTGTTGCCGGATTCGCCCTGCGTCTTCACGAGCGTGGGCGAGACCTCCTCCTCCGCGCCCAGTCCCTGCGCCTTAGCGGAGTTGCCCGGCAGGAACGCCACGACAGCCGTGCCGCCCTGGTGCTTCACGGGGGCGGAATCGACCGTCGTGAGCGTCGGGGCACACTCTACTTCGCGGCAGCCCGAATAAGGATTCTTCGACTTCATGGCGTTCGACCCCATCGAGTCGATGGCGTAGGCGACCGCGTGCTGGTCTCTCGCCGTCAGTGTGTAGGACGCGCCTTTCTCTGAGACGCCGAACCCGGCTCCGCCCTTGCGGACGGGCTTGTCGGCGTTGGTTGGCTTGTTCTTGTCCATGTCGATGGCCACGACCTCCCCGTCGGGCTTCGGCTGGACGACGACCTCCTGCGACCTGACCTCGCCGTTTGCGAACGTATTTCTGGTCTCCGCGACCTCGATCTTCTCGTAGCGTTCGTTGTCGCCCGCCTTGTTGATGGCGTGTCCGACCTTGCCGAACACCTCCGTCGGCGCGACCACGGCCTGCGGCTCCTTGCCGTCGTTCGCGCCCAACGTCGCGGCGACCTCCGTCGAGACCGTCAGCGACTGCTGCTTGGTGGCGACGCTCATAGGCGCGACCACCAGCGGGTTGTTATTCGCCGCCTGCGCGTTCCGCGACGCCCCCATCGTGGGGGCTACATCCGCCTCGCTAGTCCGCGCGTCGGTCTGGTGGTTCTCGAAGCACACCGCGTTGTGGAAGCCGGGGGACGATCCGTTGACTATCGTCCCCGACACCTCCTCGGTGGCCGACTTGACGCCGCCTGGCTCGTATGGGTCGAAACCGCTCGGCGAAATCACGTAGCCTCCGCCCCTGTCCGCCTCGCCCGTCATGCGCTTGACGAGATCGACGGCGGTCAGCGTCGGCATCACGTCTTCGCCGTTTGAGTTCGTCGGAAGCGGGCTATCTGCGCCTCCAGCGCCGCCTTGAGGCGGGCTGGTAAATCCTTGCCCCGTGACGCGGCGCGGCGGAGTATCCCCTCGCACGCCTTGAGGCTCAAACAGTACTTCCGCAGGTGCTCGCCAACCGTCTCCAGTATGTCCGACAGTCCGCATACCGACGAG